TACAAAACTCTTCAAAACCTTCCTGAAGCAGATAACTATTTAAATCCATCAGCTTTTTGTAAGATTTCATCTAACCTTTCACATACTTCTGATAGCGGACATAGATATGTGCATTGCCAATTAGCAGTTTCTACACTTGTAACTAAATACAAAGGCATAACACACATGGGGTCTCTTCTATCATATTTAAAAATTAATATTGGTATGAAGCTATCACCAGCACTCTCTACTGCTTGCTTCCACCATTCATTCTTATACATTGTCTTTTTGCCACCAGCTTTATATCTTTTACATTCAATAGCAAACTTATCCCAATAAACATCAGCCATGCCTTTTGTTTGGTACTGGTCAAGATTCCTTTTAACTCTTGTGTCTAGTCCTTTAGATTCAAGAAGAGTATTAATCTTATTGACTATAACCCTCTCAAATGCCGCACCTTTGTTTCTGCTGTTTACCATTAATCTAACTCATTAAAAATATATATTACTGCTATAACGCTGATAACAGCACCTATAGCCACTAAACAAAACACTGCTCCAATAAAATATAGAATCCAATCAAGCATCGAAATCAGTCCTTACTACTTTGCCACTCATGTAAGTGATTTCTCTGTAATGCCTACCAGCACCCTTTTGAAAATAATAATTCTTAATTTGCTTATCTAGTTTCTCTTGTTCTAGTTCTTCTCTACGCTTTGCTACTGCTTTACTATTTTGACCCATTCTTCTTATTCTCCTTATAAGAACACATGCCTAGCTTCAGTATCATCTGACTAGCTGATTCAATATTCATGTTATTTTTGATTGCAAATATCTTGATTTCTTTATGTAAATCTTCCGATATCCAAAGTGCTTTTTTTGTTTTTTCGTCCATAATGACTCTCCGTTTTTTATATTAATATTAATTTGATAATAAAGCTAGAACTTTATTACCTACTTCTCCAAAAACCCTTATACTAGTTTCAAGGGCAAAGGATAAACTCTCCATAAATCTAAATACTCTCATTATCTTTTTTGCCCTTACTTATAAAACCAAATCAACAACATTAGCACTATTATAAATACTAAGAGGTTTGCCTTTTTGATATTCTTTATAATCTTCTAAATAGCTTTCCATCATAGTCCAGCCAAAGTCCATTTGTTCTTTTGTGATTCTAAATACCTTGGAAGCATAAGGATGTACTTTCTCTTGAGCTATAAATACAAAGTCCTCTACATCATAACCAGCCATTTGTATTCCTCTTCTATACCAAGCTGCTTGCATGTCATAGCCATACTTCTTAACTGATTTATTAAATGCAAAAGGTTCGCAAGATATCGTTGTTTTATAATCTACTATGACAATCTTATTATCTGAATTAGGTTCTTTTAAAGGTGGACATATCATGTCAGGTCTACACTTACAAAGAATGTCATCTTCATACCAGTAAACACTTGCTTCTGCTATCTTGCCTTTAGCATCAAGATAAGCATTGCCCTCATAGACCATGTTATCTTTCATGCTTTGAATTGTTTTTACTTCTGATTCTTTAAGAACTATAAATCCCTGTTCTTCATATTCAGCCTTCTCTTCTTTATATACTTTTGTATATGGTGAGCCTGTAAGCACCCTGACTTCTTTATCAAATGCTTCCTGACCTTCTACTATTAGTGCATGGGATGCAGTTCCAAATTTAAGATTAGGTGAGCTTTCTTGCTTATGTTCTATTGCATGAAGCTGACTCTGACCAAACCTTCTAATATAACTACTACTTATACCTACACCAGCATGGTAATCCTCATTAGGTATATCTTTATAGATAAGTGCTTGTCCTCTTTGCTCAGATGCAAAGTTCTTTAGTGATTCTATTTTCATCTTGCTAGTCCTAATATGTATCTAACTTCATCTAAAGAATCTCTAAGTTTGTATTCATCACCATTGACTTCAACAATAACATCACTGGTAAATTCATCTTTATAGAAACCACTAATTGCTCTTGATGGTATGTTTAATTCACCACCACCCATTAAATTAAATGTTACATTCATTTTCTGTTATTCCTGTCGTTGATAATTAGAGCTACTCCATAACATAGGTAGCACATAACAGCTAATATTACTAATACTTGTATTTTCTCAATCATGCTTTACTCTCCTTTTTATTTGATTTATGAATCTTATAAATGCTTTTCTGATACTCAAAATCAGATTGCATATCTTCCCAAATCTCGTCTTTGATTTCTTGTCTGATAGAAGCATCAACTTTAGTTACTAATTCAAACTCAGATTTCTTAGGAATCCACCATTGATGATTCAATGATTTGTATTCAGGAGATGGTTGACCTGAGTCTTTCCATCTCCATTCAATAGCACCATGTTCTGTATTACACATTAGGTTCATTGTTGCACCCCTTCTTTATATTGAATCATACTACCCAAAAAACTACCCGCAGGTCTTATAATGTCAAAATCGTCAGTAGGTTTGCAGTCCTCAATATCAACTTCCCACCTTTCCCAAGTGTTACCGAAGTCATTCATTAATACATCAATAATCACATATTTATATTTGCAATGTATTACTGTTGCAGGATAGATTTTGTGATTATCAGTCCAGTCTTTATAGTAGACCTTTTGCCCTCTTTCTAATCTAGCCATTACTTCTTCTCCTTAGTTAATTTAACCTTATGCCCTTCTTTAATTAATCTAGCTCTCTTGCTAGCCATGTAAAATAAGTCGCTAGTCTTGATAGCAACCACCCAGCCTAAGCTAGGTAGTTGAACTTGTAGTGTATATCTCATTATGCACACTCCATTTTTTTAAGGTAATCTTCTTTGCTGTTGTAGATAAAACCACCATCAGAAACAAACTTACCATCTCTTTCAGCCAATGCTAATTCTTTAGCTCTAGCTCTATTTTCATCACAATAGTTATCAAGAGGTAAAACATAATTTAAACCTCTCTCTCTAGGGTATTTTTTATTATTAATGAATACCTGAAAATGGTCGCCCATAAAATCTGAACCTACCCATTTTGTTGTTACTTTATCCATGTTATTTAACTCCTTATTTTTATTTAACATACCCCATTATACATATATATATTTATATGTGTACAATTATATGAAAATATTTTAATTTATTTTTAGGTGCTAAATTATAGGATTTAGAACAGGAACTGCACTTAGGGTATCAAGAGATTCTTGAAGTGAATCTAATTCCATAGTGTCAGTGATAACTTTCTTATCAAAAGTAAAATAGTTTTGTGATGATGTATTAGATTTAAACATGATTCTTTTTTGGTCATCATAGAAAAATACAAATGCCAGTATATCGCAAGTATAGTTTTTGTAAGTATCAGACATTGCTCTTGAGTTCTCAGAAGCAAAGACAAACTTCTTTTCTTTAGTGGCTCTTCTGCTTTTGACTTGCACTGTATATTTAGCGTTGCCAAATTCAACCATCAAATCAGCAGGATGTTTTTCTTGGGTGGGGAAACAAAAGTCTGCATACTCAAGCAGAAATGTCTGAACCAATGATTCTCCTAATGCTCCAAGTCTTGAATTAGCTTGATGTTGGTCTGATGTCTTTTTTGGCATTTTGACATAAGGCTAATTGCCTTGAGTTATATGCTGCTCTATTGGGTGTTTGAGTTGCGTACTTGCTTCTTAATACCTCTTCACTTGCTTCTAACCAACAACCCATTTCCATTAATGCTCTTGTTTGTCTAAAATTCATAAAACCTGTTATGCCCATTTGATAGGTCATATCTACGCATACAAGTTGTGCTTTTTCAGGGAATTGTCTCCATACACTCCACATCTTATCTAAGTTATCTGTAACTCTTTTGATGTCGTTATCAAGAAGATATAGGGCTTCTTCTTCTGATATACCATTAGCTTGTAAGTTTCTACCAATACCAATAGTAAGTTTATTTTCACTGCATTTGTAAGGAAATGTTCTCATACCTTCATGCTTGAGTAACATCTGTTTTACATTGTCTAACATATTATTTTTTGGTTTTTTCGTAAGTGCGTAATGTTGACATACCAAGCATTGCCATAACGATTGTAGATAGTTGACTAAAATCAAACTCAGGCGTATCAAATTGAATCTCATTAACTATAAGAATATATTGAATGACAGGTTCTAAGATAAAGTGATAAGCGATTGAAAGACCACATATCCAACCAATGAAAGGACGCCACCCTGCAACGAATATATTATTGTGTCCTGCTTCAACTTTGTTTACTTCCAATTGTGCTCTATTAAGCGAAATAATTTCCTTTTCCAATTCGTGAGATAATTTTGTTTTTAAATCTTTGTCAGCAACAAATTTATCCAAAATGTTGCTAACTGGTTCGATAAGTTTGTCTATCATATATTAATTTGGATTAAATTAAACCTCTGAGGACTAGAGTAAACATACTAATTAGTATTGTTGTAAGACCTGCTAATAGCCAGCCTTTCATACTATTAACTGACGCTTGCAAATCATCAGTTTTTCTATAAATAGTTTTCCAGCGTTCTTCACACATTTTTTCGTGAACTCGTAAGTCTGAATGTACATCATTAGCAGTCTTACGAGCAGCCATTATTCTTCCTCAACTACCTCAGCTATATCTTCAGCATTGATAGCTCTATCAAATGATTCAATACAAAGATTCTTGTATTCATTTGTAATGACATAATCATCATAGAACTCTTGAAGTCTAGCTAATTTTTTACCAGCAATGTTTAATTTAGCAGCTAAAGCCATTTGCTCCTCATTCATATCAGAAGCTCTGTATTCAGTGCCATTATATGTAATTACTACTGGTTCTTGGTTTTCCATCTTATTTTCTTCTTTACTCATTTAACTCTCCTATAAGTTATTTAAAATTAAATTATATACTAAGATTCTAAAGTTTTTGTTACTGAAGTAGGATTTTTTTCACTTTCTATTTGTGAATCTAAACTTGTTTCTAAGTTAGCAACTTCATCTTCGCCCATAGCATCTATAACCCAACCCTTAACTAAATCTGATGTTACTTCATCAAAAGGTTTAAAGTTTGATAGGTCTGATATATCTAAAGACTGAGTTCCATAACATCTTGCTTTATATTCTCCATCCTCTTTATTGACTGACCAATGCACATTATAAATAACGTCATCATGTCCTTCTTCTTGTGGTCTAACGTCCACTACGTTTACTTGCCATTCCAATTTATTTTCTCCTTTATTATTGTGTTAACAGTTTTTAATTTTCTATCTCTATATAAAGCTAATAAGTCTATATAGTTATAAAACTTTTTTATCCATTCATTTTGAATTTTTTCAGGCTTACAAACAGAAATAATAGATGCTATCGTTATTATGTAAGTTATGGTTGTTATGATTTTAAATATTAAGTCCATATTATTATCCTTTTAATTTTTGTATTTCTTCTTTAAGTTCTTCAATTTGTTCTTGTTGTTCTTGCATACCTTTAACAAGATGAACTACTAATTTGCTGTAATCCATTCCATAGTAATCAGATGAATTTTTAGTTACTGCGTTTGGAACTATATCTTCACATTCTTGAGCTATTAAACCTTCGTCTTTTCTTCCATCTACTTTCCAGTTATAAGACACTGGATTTAGTTTGTTAATTACCTCTAATCCTCTAGCTTCTCCTGTAACGTCTTTGAGTCTTGCATCAGAAGAAGTATTGTAAGTTGTAGATGAGCTGTTAATAGCTATTGTTCCTACCACTGATGTTCTTTGATGCACAAATCCCATTACTTCACCAGTAGCTTGACTATAAGTTGAAATAAATACACCCTGTCCACCACTGAATACAAAACTTGCCTTTGCACCACCACTATTTAATGGTGATGTATCACCTAAAATAGACCGCCCTGATGCATCAATACGCATTCTTTCTGTGCCATTAGTAATAAAAGTCATAGGTACAGCACCAATAGTGTTTATAGCTAATGAACTCGCACTTGAATTTATATCAGCAGTTCTAGTTCCATTTATACCAAAATCAATACCTGCATATTGACCAGTAGCACTATTTATTTGTAATTTAGAAATTCCTGTAGAACTAATACTTAGGGATTTAGCATATCCTCTACTAAAAACATCTCCTGAACTCGCCCCAATTCCAACGTTGCCATCCTCAAGAATAACCATTCTACTTGTAAGAGTTCCACTTACCTCTGCTGCATTATCTGCTGTAGTTAAAAAATTAAGTCCTACACCACCAGCACTTGCATTTCTTATAGCTTCAATTCTAGAACCTTTTGATACGGTTTCTCTTATTAAATCAATACCTGATGTAAATAAAGAAGAACCATCTAAATCTGATTCAATAGTTACAGTTGTATCAGTATTATTTGAATCAATATGTAATTCTGAAGTTGGATTACTCGTTTGAATTCCAACATTGCCACCATCTTTTATTGTAAACCTAGAAGAACCAACACTCATATCGTCAATGGAGAAATTACTACCATCTACATTTAAGTCGTACTTTTTATCATTTGTACTATCTTGTAATCTTAATTGATTGGATGTGCTTCTAATGTGTAATGCTTTTTCAGGACTACAACCAATTCCAACATTGCCTGAAGAATCAATACGCATTCTTTCTTCACCTGCATCATAATCAAATACAGCAAACTGTCCATCTGTAGAAGAATACCAACCATATTTTCTACCCCCTGTACCAGTAGAATCTACTAATATTCTTGCTGTAGTAGCATTAGAAACTTCTAGCGTTGTTACATTTGATGTTGCTGTTGGTGTGCATCCAATTCCAACATTGCCTGCTGAGTCAATGGTCATTCTATCGCCAGTTCCACCCTGCGTAAATCTTATGCCATCAGTTGAAGCGTTAGGTCTAATCAAAAAACCATTTGTTTGTCCTGACCTGTTAAATTGAACACCATCATTTCCTATAATATGAAGTGGTGCATCAGGACTACTAGTTCCAATTCCAACATTACCTGTGCTAGAAGAAATTACCATCCTCTGCGTATCACCATTCCCACCATCAGCACCAAATGCAAGACCGCCATTAATAAACATAGAACCAGCAGCAGAGCCTGTTCTAAATAACTGAATGGTTGTTCCTGCTTGTGTAGTATCTTTTAAAGACAATTTATATGAAGGATTATTATTTCCAATTCCAACATTGCCTGAAGTGTCAATACGCATTCTTTCTGTGCCACCAGTAGCAAAACCCATGTTGTTATCACCACCAACTCTGCCTATTTCTACGTTGCTAGAAAAAGAAGAGCTACCATTAATTTGAAAAGTGCCATTAGATAAGGTTAGCATTTGAGTTGGACTACTCGTTCCAATTCCAACGTTGCCACCATTAAAGTAAGAACTTCCATTTGCTTGAATATCAACCTTTGTGGTTGTATCTGACAACATTTTTAATCTGGCATCATTACTGGCGTTAGTTGTTAGTTGAAATGTATTTTTACCCGCAGTGTTGGGCGATACATATATTTCACCGTTGACATCTAACTTAGCACTAGGATTACATCCAATTCCAACATTGCCTGAAGAATCAATACGCATTCTTTCTGTATTGTTAGAGCCAATCAATGTCTCCCCTGTTGGACTACCAATATATAATTTATTTGCATAACTACTTAAAGTTCCACCCCAAGTCATAAGAGGTTGACTGTTGTACTTTAATGTAAAAGCATTATATGCCCCACCACCTTTTGCTAAATCAATATTAATAAATTGATTTACTGCTGACCCTGTTGCATCATTTAGGGTTAAAACAGTAGCACCATTTGCAGCGTTTTGTCCTGTAATAACACCATCAACAGTCAACCCATCCATTGTGGCTGTACCTGTTACGTCTATGCCTGTGTTTGTTGTAGCTAGTTTTTGGAAGTTGTTGTAATACAGCTTTACTTCTGCGCCGTTATTTCCGTGTATATAGTCTTTTGAATTATCTGCGTTTCCGAAACGCAACTCATTAGCATTTATGTATAAGTTCCCATCGCCTGAATCAACGATATAACTGTTGTTGATATCATGGTAAATCTGTAAATCTGAACCTGCTCCAAAGATAGCTTTATCGTTATCTCCTAGATTTATGTTGCCTGTAGTTGTTAAACCTGTAAGCGTTCCAACACTTGTAATATTAGGTTGAGCTGCTGTTTGAATAGTACCAGTTACATTACCTTCTAAATTAGCAACTAAAGTACCAAGTGAGCTTAATGTAATATTACCTGTAGAAGTACCATCTGCTGTTGTTAATCCTAATGTGAATTTATCAACTGATTCATCCCACATAAAGATACCATTATTCTGATTACCTCTATTTATTAACATACCTGAATCATTGACTGGGCTACCAGTTAGTCCTGCATTAAGCTGGAATAGGTTATCTGCTATATCTAAATTGGTTGTATCTAGTGATACTAGAGTGCCGTTAACCGTAAGATTACCTGCTACTGTTAAGCTATCTGCAATCTGTACATCATCAGGTAGCGATAGTGTTATAGCTGCAGACTCACTACCACTTCCTGATACTGAAACTTTATTTGCTGTGCCTGTTATTGTTGCAACATAGTTGCCTGTTGTATCAGTTCCTAATGCTACTGAATTAGCAGCTACACTTGATGCTTGTATTCCTAATGCATCAACAAATGCTTTTGTTACTCTAGCATCTATAGCTGAATTTGCTCTTGCATCAGTGTAATAAAGATTAGTTCCTTCTGATAAATCACTTGTTGATTTAGCACTAAAAGCAGAATCAAATCTTGCTTGGGTGTAATATAAATTTGTGTTCTCAACAACTATAGAAGTATCAAGTGTTGATGTAGATGATTGATTAGAGCCGTTACCTATAAATATCTTGCCATTATCTAAGTTAGGCGTTGCATTACTTCTTCCAGCACCACCTACTTTAATAGAACCATTAACAGCATGACTTCTTAATATCTTACCTATGTTTTGTATTTGTGATGATTCTCCACTTGGAGCTGTAGTTGTATATTCGCCTGCTGTTGTAGATACATAAAGTATTTGTCCTACAGATTCATTAGAAGTATCTATAGATGTTAAATTACCAAAAGTAACTATTTGCAGATTGTTATTAGCATTAGCATCTTCTATAGCCAATCCAAATGCAGGCATTTTAGAAGCATCATCAGCTTTTGCTTTACTAACTGTTGTCGTATTTCCTGAAACACCTGATACATAAACTACATCACCTTTGGATAAAGCTACATCAGCTTTAGCTGTGAATCTAACAGCACCATCAATGTCTCCAATAAATTCATCTGTTGCAGTAACAATATTAAAAGTAACATTATCAGATGTTGATACAGCTTGTCCTATAGCAATACTAGGAGTAGAACCTTCACCAGTCCCACCTGTTACTGTTACACCAGTACCACCTGATAGAGATTGCACATAATCACCAGTAGTATCAGTTCCTAAAGCAATAGAATTAATTTGTGCTGTAGTTGATATAGTAATATCACCACTACCATCAAATGAAGCTGAACCTACAACATCACCCGATAAAGATATAGTTCTTGCAGTTGCAAGTGTGGTAGCTGTATCTGCATTACCTGTTAAGTCTCCAGTTACATTACCCGTAACATTACCTGTTAGATTACCAGTAACATTTCCTGTTAAATTGCCTGTTAATGTATTAGATGTAGTAATACTAACACCTGTAGTAATCCAAGCATTATCAGCAGCGTTTCTTATCTTTAATACATTACTAGATGTATCTACCCATAATTGATGTGAAAATGTAGTTGAAGGCTCTGATGCTCCACTATTGACAGTTGCAATAGCCTGTAAAGCATTGTTTAAATCTGCCCTAAAGTCTGCTCCTGACTGGTTTGCTATATTGTAATCGTGTTGTGCCATAATAAAATCCTATTTTATATATCTTAAATCATTCAGGGGTAGTTGGAAATATAACATCAGCAATATTATTAGTTGCTTGATGTAAAGATGGTAAATCCCTTAGTGCCTGTCTATGTGTTGCCCATTCTTGTTTTTTAGCATCTGATAAAGGACTATCATTAACTTGAGTCCAATCACTAGCTGCTAATCTGTTATTTCTTATGCTTCTTAATTCAAATAAACATACTTCTATTAATTCTGCTTGAGTCTTTTGTATAGCAGACATAGTAATTAAATTATTATCTTCATCATAAGTTGTTTGAACTGTATGAGTCTTTAAATTAACATCGGTAAATTGTTTGTCTACAGGAATCCAGTCAGCATCATTATTAGGTTTATTAACCTGAACACCTACTGATATTTTATTGTTTTCGCTATCCCATTTTGCCCACATATTACCCACCTCTTAATCCTGCATATACACCTTGTATTTTATTAACAGTTATAGTTCCTGTATTTTTTTTAGCATATAAAGTTAAGCTACAAGTTGCGAAAACCTTTGTGTTAAAAGAGCCTGATAATGATTGTGATATTAGACCACTACTAAAATTATGGTCTTGTCCTGATTCAGCAGCAGTATATATTGTAGGACTTGAACCGCCTGCTGTTGTAATTCCAGTCAACACACCTTGTAAATCCATTTGCGCTCCACCGCCTGACAATGTAGCGGATATGACTAAGCTAAAAAATGGAGTATGACCACCGCCTGCTGTGGTTATATCAGGAGCAGATAAAACAACATTTCCAATTTGTGTATAACTAGTTCCTATGCTTGTATTTGGAGTTAAACTTATAGGTTCTAGTTTATCTATATCACCTGAAATATTATCAGCAGTAAAGTTAGTAACAGTAATAACATCAGCATCTATAGTTCCTGCTGTTAATTTATCAGCAGATAAAGATAGCACCTTTACATCTGTAACAGCATCATCTTGTAAATCATCTGTTCCAGTAGGTTCATCACCTACATTAAATGATAATTGAGTTGGGTCTGATTCAATACCAAGACTATTAATTGCTGATATATCAGCAGTATATCCTGTTCCTTTTGGAATAAAGTTAAGGTCTACGCTGTTAACATCAACTATTTTATTTAATATTTGTAATATTGGAAAACCACTTTTAAATATATTGACTCTCCATTGATGATAAGGATAATCAGTTGGCAAATCCCAAGTTATAAAAGGTCTACCAGTAGAGCTAGCATCAGTATCAGTAAATGAAACATTGGTTGGAGCTGCTACTGCATAAGCTGACGGAATATCAGATATATCTTCAAATTCTTCTTGAGGTGGTACTTCCCATGTATAAACATCAAAGTATTCTATTAAGCTAACTGCAACTAATCCATTAGATTGTAATTCTAGTGCTTCAACCCTGCAAACCTTTCCTGAGAATCCTAAACCTGTATAAGTTAAATCTACTATATCTCCCACATTAAGTTTATACATTTCAGGAGTGCCTAAGAACTGCATAGTGGTCTGATTTCTACTTCTAACAAGTATTGCTTTACCCATGTTGTAAGCAATATAAGGGTCAGTTACAAAAGGAAATTCAGCTTTAATTTCTAATATTTCATCACCATCATCTGAATAATATTCAGGATTTGCGTCATGTAAAACTGTAGCTGTATCTAATTCGTATTTTTTATTTGCGTTAAAAAATTCAACAATAACTTTATTTGCTTTTTTATCTTTATTTCCATAATCAACTGATATACCTGAATCAGCTATAATATGGTCATCTGTAATACTAAATGTAGAAGTTCCTGTATCTTCTATTGATAATTCATATTTACCATCAATATAAAGAAAAATACCACGCATATTTGCAAGCAATTCTTTTGAGTTTTCCATAACAGTTTTATTACAGTCAAGATAACCATTACACTGAAATCTTCTAACTTTTGCTAATGCTTCACCACCTGTTTGACCTGATAAACTTATACTTAATACTTCATCAAAATATATTAATAATCTTACGCCTTGAAATGGATAATGAGTTCTTTCAACACCAACAATTTTTGCTTCATTAAGAATATTAATACCAGTATTTGACCAAAGGGAAAATGCTTCACCTACTTTATTCTGCCACCAATGCAATCCACCCGAACCTGAAGGGTCTACAACAATAAAGTCATCACCTGCTGTACTGCTCCAGCTAAAAGTTTTTGCCACACCACTGTAATAAGGTTGGTCAACTAAAGTATCTGCTGTACCAGCAGCAGAAGTAAATGTAGACATATTAAGTTGTGATGATGTTAAGCCTTTTCCATATTCATTATTTGATATTAAGTCAAGGAAACATACTGCTGGATTATCTGACCATTTATAAGTAGTTGCATCACCAAATGTTTGATTAGAGTCTCTTGGGTCATATACCTTTTTACCTTTAACCTGAACTGTAATTTGTGGAACACCTGAAAATTGTCCTTTAGAATCATAAATAAAAGAAGCTGCTATATAAGCTACTCCATTTAATTTATGTGCCGAAGTCCACTTGCTTCCGATAGAAGCTGTAAGCATTGGGTCTGCTGTTTGTGTTGCTTCTCCATGGTGTGCATTAAATACATATCTATAACCGCCTAAAGTTGGATTTGAACCAAAAGTACCACCTGCTAAATCAACTGAACCTGAAGTTTGATTTGCGTAACATAAAGAACCTGCACCAAAACCTATTCTATCTGAACCTAAATAACCACCATTTCTAAATTGATTAGGGTCTGTAAGAGGATTTCCATCTATCTCTAATGTTTTTAAAAGAATTTCATCAACCTCACCAACACTTAAAGCATAAACTACAAATAGGTGTTGAGAAGAATTGCTTGGGGTGTCCAGAAAGACCACTTGGGCTCCGACTCTTCTTGTTCCATATATGACAGGTAACTTGCCCCCAGCAGCAGTTTTGTTAGCCATAATGTCTTGCCCTTTTGCAAGCATATTTCGCTGCTGTAAATAACCCTTTACACCTGTTATTGCTGTTACTGCTGTAAATACATAATTTATTTTTTTTAAAAGAGATGCTTCGCCCCATGCCTTACCAATTGTTTTAAAAAATGTAGATACCGCTTCCCAAAAAGCCATTATGAACCCCACCTAACATCTGATTTAACCTGAGTAGCAAATTCAAAACCTTTATCACCTGTACTAAATGCTTCTTGAGATTCTTGACTGTAATGCCTACCTTTTGTCAAATTCCAATTTGCCCAATGTGAAGCAACTGTCATATTCAATGTTGAATTTTCTAAATCTTCTTGAATTGATACATTTCTTATTTGACCTGTAAAATAATTTATTGCACCTACTATGGTTTCATTAGCATCAAAATAAGCTATATAAATATCTACTAATTTATCTGTAAAAGAACCATCTTGAACCAAAGACCTGACTTGGTTTGTAACGTTAGAAAAACCTAAACTAACCTCATCTACTTGTAGTTGACCTGTTTCATTGGTTGAAGCAACAGTTAAAAAACTACCCCCAGCTTCGTATGAATTAGAATCATAAGTTACATTAGAATACCAATCAGTTAATCTGATAGTAGATGATAAATTAAGCTCAACTAAAAAAGCTGTTTTAGTTGCTGTTGATGATACTTGAGTTTGTAAAGCAGTAGATAAACTTCTAGGCATTAGATTATAACCTCTCTAACATCAAATGAAATACTATAAAAACCACTAGCATCTGTTGAATACATAATTTCATTACTTTCAAGATAAACAGTAAAACTAGGCTTGTTTACAGTAACAGCTTCATTATCTGCTAGAGATGCTACTAAATTTGGTGAGATGGTTACTGTATCTGCTCCACCTGATGCATCTGCATCTTCAGATACCATATATACTTTAGAATGATTAGCAAACTTAATTAAATCTCCAGCTTTTAATGCACCTGTTGTTTGTGAAAATCCATCCATGGCAATAGTATCATCACCT